TTAGTTGTGGATGAGAAAGAGAAAGTCAAGATAAAAGTAAAACATGCAGACCTGTTAGAGATTCCAGAGGATAAGAAATTTTGGCAGATGCCTTTCAAGCATTACACGGATCTAGTAGATTCTAAAGGAAAAGATGGGTATCAAAAGGTTATACGTGCACTAACCAATTTAGAAACTTGGAACGAAAAAGATGATCCTAAGATTTCAAGAGAAGCTAGAAAACTTATAGAGAAATTACACCAGAAATTCAGACCTGATGAAAAATAGATATGTGACAACTAATTTCGGGATACTTGATAAGGAGTCGGTAGAGGACTGGAGGAATTATTATACTTTATACCTTAAAGGGAATTCTACTGAGGAACTATCAGATCAACTAAAGATAAGCAGAAGTCTATTGATTAGAATATTTAGAAATTTAAAGTTCCCCCTAATTGGAAAAGATTATATAAAAACAAATCTTGGGGTTATGGATAAGAGAGATCTGAGTATATGGAAACCTTACCATGTATCCTACATAAATGGGGAGTTTTCCATAAAGGACATAGCTAAGACTTTGGATATAAGTTATTGCTCTTTGAGTCGTATCTTTAAGAGATTTAATTTAAGCATGGTCGAGCCCTCTATAAGGAATACTAGACGAAAGATTAAGATAGATGCTACTATAATGTCTAAATATGGGGTAACTCACATACTACAATCCAAAGATATAAAAAATAAGATAAGGAACACTAACTTAGAAAGAAGAGGTGTAGAGTACCCGTCCCAGTGTAGGAAAGTTAGAGATAAGATAGAGAAGGTTTGTATTAAAAAATACGGAGTCTCTTGTGTTTTAAGGAATAAGTCTATCAAAAGACAAATATCAGATACTTTAAATATAAAGTATGGAGTAAGTTATTGTGGACAAATAGAAACCCACACAAATATACTTAAGGGTAGGGCTTTATTAAGATGGGAGGAATATCTACTAGAAAACGACTATACTTTACTAAGTGAATACTCTGGAAGAATTGAGAAAGAATCTGGAAAGTATGTATGTAATAAGGAGTACTCTTTCAAACATAACCCATGTGGAAACATATTTAAGAGTACCCTCTCCAAAAGTATCATATGTCCACACTGTTGTAGGGGGAATAGGTCAAAAAATGAGATAGATATACACAGTTATATTATATCGTTAGGTTTCGAGGTAGAGACAAATAATTGGAATCTCATAAAGAATCCTGTAACGGGGAGATGTTTTGAGATAGACCTATATATACCTAAATTGAGAATAGCCTTTGAGTATAATGGATGGTATTGGCATAGGGAAGTAGACGAAGCAGATACCATAAATTTAAACATTAAAGACACTAAACCAAATGGATATCATGATTTAAAAACAAGCCTATGTAAGGATGCAGATATCAGACTGTACCACCTCTGGGAAAGTAGGAAGGGTGATAACATAGAAGAGTTAAAACAACAGGTATTTTATATTTTAAATGTATACTTAGACAATAAAGAAGATTAATTAGAGAAAGGAGGTTAAATAGAATGGCTAAAGCTAAAAAACCACAACCAAAACCACAAGCAGCTCCAGTTAAGAAACCAAATAAACCCGTTAAGAAAAAAGGTAAATAACATGTCGTTAAATAGATTAAGGAAGATAATTGAATCTGTACAAGAAGGTAGAAGTCTAGTTAATGAAAATGAAACTACTGAGAAGAACATAAAGGCTTTTATAGAGGGTTCTATTGAGGACTTAGAGAACATGCTTAGAGTACAACGGGATAAAGTAAGCATAGAAGTTATTAGGAGAACTAGAGAAGTCATAGCTGATTTAAAAAAAGCTCTTCAACTCATGGCACATGTATGTGAAGACTACATAGATGAAGACGGAGAAGGGGCTTCATTCGACGGTGGCATAGGAGATTTGGGAGAATTACCTAAAGTTGCCTATGGAAGTGTAGACTCCCGAGGTGGTAGCATGCGATACAAAGATAAAAGCATGATAAAAAAGAAAAAGCGGAAGAAAAAACAAGATTAATATACACATCTTTATATTATAATTATTAAGGGATAGGTTATTTATAGCTCTATCCCACTTTTGTTAATAAAGGAGGCTGCCTTTGAGTATTCTTACAGATCTTTTACAGGTCTTCACGACTATTACCCCAGGCATACTTGACGTGTATATAAATTTATTTGGAGTACCTTGTGACATATTCCATCCAGTAGTAGAGGATAGATTTTTTGACGATCATGCTAAACCTAAATATTTAAAAATACCTAATGAGAGAGATAGGCAAGTATTAATAGTAAACTTCATAAAAAGTAGTGCGTTAAGAGGGAACATGGTTCAATTCGAATCCTTCTTTGGGGATGGGGACGACAGACCTTTTATAATAACACATGAAGCACAACGTCTCCCACCTAGAACTAGGATAGATGCTTATTTCGGCTCCACTAAAATGTCGTTCCAAACTGAGACTGATTACGTCATAACGGGTTGTGAAACCCCAAATGCAGCAGGAAATACTATAATGGTTAAACAAATGTTGAGACCCTTAACTTAACGGAAGAGTATATAAATGTATTTTAAATATATAGTAAATTCATTTTTTAAAGATGTAAAACAGTATTCAGATTTTAATTTTATGGATTTAATGAGTCCTGAGGAAAACGTACTAACAGATAAGTATTACTTCTTTGATGCTGTCTTACAATTTGATGAAAGATTTCGTAAAAGGATGGCTTATAAATCATATGAGGATAGGGAAGATCCCTTTATATGTGCTATGTGGAATATGTCAATAATGTCTCCCATAACTGAGCAATCAAGACAGTTCCAATCATTTAAAACTAGTATGAATACTGGAACAGCAGAAGAATTTACAATTAAAAATGTACAGTGTACTTTTAATGTTGTATGGGTTTCAAACGATCCAGAATATTTGATGTCTTTTGAAGAATATTTCATGGTAAGTTATGATAGAAGTATCACCCTCGATACGACATATGAAGTACCTGTAACTTATCAAGACATGGGAAGTGTGTCTGAAATTAATCAGATCTTAAAAACTTTTAAAGTTGAAGGTGAGTATCATTTTGTAACTATTGGGGATACGGTGTCGATATTTAACTCATTAAATAACAATGGAAGCTATTTAATAACAAACGTATTAATATCTGGAGGAAACACTACATTAACTACTTCTAATTCGATACCTAGTCCAGTGGTTGATGGCACAGCTGTTAAGAATAACGGAGTTTGGGAATTAGATGCTAAAGCATACCTGACTAATATAGCTTTTTCAGAATTTAATAAGTTGGAGCCCTTAGATAGGGGAGAGATGACCTTTTTAACTAGTACTATGGATTTACAATATCCGATACTTATGAATAAAACTAGGACAAATAACGGAGGGACAGGCGGATTACCTAAAAAAATCATAAAACACATCCACTATAAAACTAAAACGGTAGCTGACGTATCCAATGTAACAGCGTCCGACATGACAACCCCATATGAAGAAATAATCATAGAATAAATTGCTAAGATTTATATTATATATAGATGAAACTTAGAGGAGAATATAAGAATGTACGAAGCAAGAATAATCTCTAAAGCTGACTACCCCGTAGTCATAAAGTACAAGGGAGAGTTCAAGGTAGTAAGCCCAAGGGAACAATTTAATGTAGTTAAAAAATCAGACATAGAGGGTGTGTTACCTTCTGAATTAAGAATGGTAAGTTATTAGTTATTAATTAGGAGATATACACATGACAGCTCCAAACATTTTTACAAAAGAAATAGATATATCCACAAGAGTTCCGTCTTCTGCGGGAGATGTTTACGGAGGCATTGTAGTCCGTTCTCCTAAAGGAGAAGTAGGTAAGCCTCTCTTCATGACATCAGATACTGATTTACTAAAGTATCTTACTCCTAATGAGAGGGTCGAAGTAGGGTATGACATGGCATTCTATTCAGCATTGGCTTATCTATCTAAGACAAATAAGTTATGGGTAGTTAGAGCTGACAATGGTTCTACCTATGGTGGAGCTATCATGGGAACAGTTTCTAATACGAGTCTAACATCTGTAAATCTGGGGAATATTTCATACGTAAATACAGGAGCAGGTACTGGATTTTTCTCGATTGCGGGAGACGTTTCTGCAAAATTTAAAATAGGGGATTCTATAAAAATAGAAGGATCTACTGCAAACGACGGTGTGTACACTGTGGCAAGTGCTACTTTTAATACCCCAAATACAGACATAATAGTTAATGAAGAAGTACTGGATGATACTGTAGATGGACATGTTAATAGGAATTCAATAGTCACTCCCACTAATTATGAATTTGAGGTTACAGATGCGTTATTGATAACAGGATCTAACCAAGGTTCATGGGCTAATGACATTCAGATAACCCTATTTACCTATGCAGTAAGCCCAGACATCGTAAAAGAAGAAGGAGCTTTCCAAATAAATGTACTTAAAAAATCAACAGGTGACTTACTAGAAACATTTATTTGTTCAAGAGTAGTTGGGGCTAAAGACGGCTACGGTCAAAATATTTACGTAGAGGATATAGTAACTTCTTCTAACTATATTAACATTATTGATAACGTAGACGTGCCTTCTGATACAGCATTAATTGAACAAACAACTCCATTATCTCTACTAGGAGCTTTGGATGGTGGAACGATATCAGATAGTCATATGCAAACAGCACTATCTAAACTACAAAATAAAAATGAAATACCTCTAACTATTATAATGGACGGGGGCTGGACTACAGTAGCTTATCAAAGGGCTATGGATGCTCTATGTCAAAGTAGAAAAGATTGTGTATCATGTTTATCCACTCCGTATTCAGCAGAAAATAGTTCTACTTATATGACAGATATAGTGGCATATAGAAAGACTGATTTAAACTTAAATAGTTCTTATTCAGCTTTATATACTCCAAATCTTCAGATACAGGATAGGTTTAATTCAAGAAAAATATTCGTATCTCCAGACGGATATGCAGCAGCAGCTATAGCAGAAACGGCTTCTAATTACGAAATATGGTATGCTCCAGCAGGTACTAGAAGAGGCATGCTTAACGTACTAGACGTAAAAAGAAGATTCTCAGAGGGAGAACTTGACTTATTATATGATAATGGAATAAACCCAATTAAATTCCTACATGGAAGGGGTATTGCAATATGGGGTCAGAAAACATTATCATCTAGACCTTCTGCATTAGATAGATTGAATGTAAGACTAATGCTTGTCACGGTAGAACCAGCAGTTTCTGTATTCCTAGAAGATTTCCTATTCGAGTTTAATGATACTCTGACAAGACTTCTTGTCAGATCTGGAATAGAGTCTTACATGGATGGTATAAAATCTAGAAAAGGAGTCTATGCTTATACTGTGGTATGTGACGAGAGTAATAATACGGCTGAGGATATAGATAATAATAAATTAAATGTATTCTTGTATGTACAACCCACAAAAACATCTGAATTTATAACCTTATCCGTCATTATAACAAGAACTGGATTTACGATTACAACTTAGATTAGTTATAGGAGATAAAAATATGTCTGATATCAGACCAAGTATTACAGATGTAGTAGGA